GCATTGTCGCGGGCGATCTTGCGGCCGATTTCCTGATTGAAGTTCTCCGGCGATGCCGCAGCGCTCTCACCAGTCACGATGTAGCCGTTGCGCAGCGTGAGCGCGCAGACAGTCAGCGTCGTGTTGGGGAATATGTGATACTGCTCGGAGACAATCGTCTCGTCGATCAGCGATGGAGTGAGGCGCGGCGCGTTCAAGCCCTTGGCCTGAATCTCGGCTTCAATCTGTGCTTCGTCCTTGGACATCGATCTATTCCTTCAATCTGAGTTTCAATCTGGCAATGAAAAGCCCGACCAGCAGTTATGCCGATCGGGCTGGAAATTCATGACGCCCGGAGTTAGTGCATCTTTTGCACGAACTGCTTCATGACGGGCCGAACGCTACATCGGCTTCAATAGGCCCTCTGGTATGACCGTGCGCCCATCTAAGGGTAATCACCTCGGGCCAGAGACGTTCGTCGGGCGCCTTGCAGAAGTGCGTTCCTACTGCCGCCGTCATGTTCCTCTTGGGAGGAATGGGTATCGAGAAGGTGACCGCTGGGCCGCTTGAGATGTTCGGTGTTGGCGCTTCGCTGCTAACCCAGAGCAGCACCGAACATCATCGCCTTCTGATCTTGGAGCGGCGACCCGGAATCGAACAGGGCTTGTCACCTTGGAAGGGTGATGCCTCGCCTTGAGGATCGCAGCGAATCAAAATAGCCCGACGCGTTTTCACACGTCTGGCTAAGTTCAATGGGCATTACCCATCATGCAATTTCGGTAGTAACTGATTTGCTGGAATCGCGCAATCCCTTATGTTCCATAAGGGCAATCAATCCCCTGCGAAGCCACAACATTTGTTGTTTAGGCATGCCGCGAAGGTGATCGTAGTCCATGATGCAGACGTTGAAGACGGTTTGTTTAACTTGGGGACCATCGACGCAGCAAAGCAAGATTCGCTCAAGCTCCATCATCTTGTTCGATGCGGCGCGGGCACGAGCTGCAAACTCGATACTGGTTTCTCCCGCATGTCCTCCGATGCTGAACAGCGATTGTGCACGGGCGCTCGGGAACGGCACGCCGACGAGGCGATAATAGCGAGCCATGCTCTCGGCATATTCATCGCCCGCCTGGCGGTGCTCTTCCCTGATCGCGCCGTCAAGGAATATCCGGCCGAGGGTATAGCCGGCATATGGGCTTTCGACGTTCATGTTTGCTCCTAGCAGCCGGCGGCGCGCCTCGATGACAACGCTCTTAACCTCACGTTCTGTTTCGCTTGGCTTGATCTTGCCGCTCGGATAGCGATCGACATTCTCCTTTGGTGGACGCCCTGCCCTTGATGCTGCGCGGATACTGCGTTTCGCTTTAAGCCTTGCCGCCTTTGATGCCATTTCATTGCCCTCGTGTACGAGCCGCCGCTCGGGATTATCGGAATTTCGGGTGGGTGATCGCCGCCAGGATCATGTCCATGGCGATCATCTTGTTGTTGTGCTGGGAACGGCCGATGACGATGGCCTGGATTCCGCTCGGCAAATGCGTGATGCGAATGTCTGGGCATGTCCCGACGTGCTGACCGCCACGTTGATGAATGCCGGGAATTGGCCATACCTCGATTTTCAGATCATCGGCTGGGATGTCGGTCATCAGCGTATCCAACCGCAACGGAGAGCAGTCGCGACGAATGCAGGTGTTGTCTTGCCGCCACCAACGCGCTGTCGAGCCCGCTCAAGCCGAAGGCTGACGGCGGATTCGGTAATTCCGAATTGCGGCGCGATCTGCTTGAGGATGTAGCCGTCTGCGATCTTCTGCAGCATATCGACCTCGATTTGTTTGAGAGGGCATGTCATGCCGCTGTCCTCCGGTTGTCGGCTATATCGGTCCAGCCAACGCCATCGGACGCGATCAGAAGCTTTGTCGGGACGAGGCAACCTGGATGGCCAGGAAGAGGCCCTAACTCGATGGTGCTCCAGATTTTTCGCTGTCGAGCGAAGTCGAGACGCTTCGACCAAGCATCGTCAGTATTTTCGAGAGGCTTTGCCTTGGGGAGATTTCGAGCTGCACCGAGCCGACGCTCATAAGCCTCTCGGATAGCCGGTACGAAGTAGGACAGCTTGACTGGTCGATTGAGGCGACTTGAAATCGATTGGATTACTGGAACGATATCCGTCTCGACACTGACGCCAGTGGCGACAAGCTCTAGAATTTCGCCAACGACAAGCAGGGAATGCGAATGGATTTTCCCGTTTCCAGCTTTTTCAAGCTTCTGAGTTAGGATTTCTAGATCAATGCTCTCGCGGGGAAGAGTAGTATCTTTAATGTTTTCTATGTCTTCTAGTTTGTCCCGCTGTTGTCCCGCTGTTGTCCCGCTTACTGTCCCATCATTGTCCCAATCTGGAAGAGAAACACGCTGAAATCTATCATAATTACAAATGGTTATCGTCTGAGTTTTTGTCCCGATTTCTCGACAAATAGTGTCCCGATTTTCGAGCCTGCCCAAAAAACGATCAACTCGGCTTTTAGACCATTGCCAAGCCTCAGCCATGAATCTTATCGAGTGACATAATTGCCCGCGCTGAAGATTTACCAATTTCCCATCGGTGCGCTTGCTGTAATTTTTCCATGCAGCTTCGCTTACCAGCCACATAAAAGCCTCTCGTTCGGTAAATGGCTCCTTGGCAAAATCAGGGTCGCTAAAAATCCCGCGATCCACCGCAAAAACACCGCGTTCACTCATGCGCGTGCTCCATTTCGAATTGCTGAAAAGGCCATGTCAGCGAATAATTCCACTGTTCCGAGCGGACCGTTTCGCTGCTTGGCAATAATGAATTCCATGATGTTTGCTTTTTGGGCGATCTTGTCCGAGCGCTCTTGTTGGGCGTCGAAAGAGCCGCCGGTCTCGCGCTCTAGGTAATAAGCATCACGATAGAGGAACGCGATTGTGTCCGCGTCCTGCTCGATTGCGCCGGAATCTCGAAGGTCTGAAAGCTGGGGGCGTTTATCTTCTCGGTTCTCCAGCGCTCGATTAAGCTGGGAAAGCAGAACGACGGCGATATTCATTTCTCTAGCGATGATCTTGAGTCCGGCTGTGATCTCGGCAATTTCATTCACACGATTGCCGCTATAACGAGATGACGCTCTGATGAGGCCTAGGTGATCGACAATGAGAACAGAGAGTGGATTCCCGGTCTTTTGGCTGTCTTCCATGAGGCGTTGGGCACGCGTCCGGATATCGGAGATGGTCTGCCCGGTTTGCTCGTCTATGACGATTGGAATCTTCTCTATCTTGAGCTGCGCCTCGGCGATGATATCTAACTCATCGTCCGTGACGGTTCCCTTGACGATGCTGGAATATGGTATCTTAGCCGTGTAGTCGTAGAGAAAATCAGAAATGGCGCGCGCTGCGACCTTTTCTGCATCCATCTCCAAGGAAATGATCCCGATGACATTTCCTGCCCTGGCGGCGCGCAACGCAACCGAGAACGCGAATGTCGATTTCCCCATAGAAGGCCTGGCACCGATGAGCGTCAGTTCCCGGCGCTGTATCCCGCCAGTTAAGCGATTAATGTCTGTGAGGCCCCAGCTTACGCCCGTGAGGCCCGTTCCATTATGTTTGGCGGCGACCGCAGCATCCAATGCTCTTGACGCCGCGCCACCGATGCTGGAACGTGTTGTCCGATTGGTGCTAGATCGAACCTCTGACATGATGTCATCGAAGGTTTGGGCGGCATCTTGGGCGATAAGCCGAACATCTGCCATCGGGTCATTTGCAGCGGAGTAGATACGGCCGGCTGCATTGGCTATGGAGAGGCGAGCCCATTGTTCGATTACCTTGCTGGCGCTGACTGACGATGCTGTGCCCGTGGCGGAAGAAAGAAGGCGCGCAAGATAAGGAGCAACATCCATGCCGCTCGAAAGCTTGAAGTTCTTCGCTTGCTCTTCGGTGACGAGTTTTGATACGATCGCCGGATTTGCTTTTCCATATCGCTCAATCGCAGCTTTCATCGCTGTGAAAAGAACGGCGTGAAATGGATCCACAAAATGATGATCAGTAAGCTGCGCAAGAAGTTCTTGCGCGCCATCTCCGAACATGAGGGTACCAAGCACGTCTTGTTCAATTTCCGGGATGTATCCGGATGTCTCGAAAACCGGCGCGCTCATGCAGATTTCCTGCTAAGAGCTTCGCGCTGCTCTTCCGTCATGAAGATATCAAGCCATCGGCGCCAAGCGCGACCGGCGGCGATACCATCCTCAACGCTACCCGTCGATTGTGCCAGTCGCTGCGCTGAGACAAAACTGTCCCAGAGCAACTGTTGGTGATCTCGGATATTCACAATATTATTCATGCTGCGGTTCTCCGAACTATTCCCCAGTCTTCAAGAAGACGGATAGGCTCGTCGCGGCCACGAGTGACGGCGCACGTGATGCTATGACTTTCGCAAAGGGCTATGAATTCGCGCTGGGGACCGCTGAGCTTGCCAACTTCGGTCTTCAGCTCAAGATAGGCATGGATGCCTGGGCCAATGACAAGAAGGTCAAGAAGTCCCTTGGTGAGACCATATTGACCGAACGCCCCCATGTTAGGGATGGTGGCGACGAGCGTTCCCGGATTGCCGAGCGTGCGCCAATGGGCGATAACGCTCTTGTGGATTGCAG